CTTGTGCAATAGTTTTGTCGGCATTTAAAATCTTCGGTCTTTGCTCGAAGTCAGTTCCGTCTCTCATTGTTACCTTGTTTTTCAGTTTAAATTTAAACTCAATACCACCACTCTTTAAAACTTTGTATTGATTGTGTGCTGATCGCTTGTCAGTATTTTCTTTTTGCTGACGTGCTTTCAACGTTTCCTCATAAAGTTTTATAATTGGTTTAGCATCTTCATCGTTTAAAACTAACTTAACTGAAAATACTCCTGCTTTTTCAAATTGCGTATCTGCCTTAAAGATGTAAGGATAATTTGCAACTCCAACAGGTGTCGTATGTATTTGCTTTTCGTTTATCATATGTGTTTTACCTCCAAGAGAACCCCAAAGTTTGTAGTCCTTGTGACTTAATATCTACAAATACAACCAAACAAATCTCCACTACCATCTTTCATAACGTGTGCGTTAATCGGATAATCATAGTAAATTGTTAAATGTAATCGTAATATATCACAAAGGTCAAAGCAATCTACTTCACTTAAAAGTTCTATTCCTTTTGTCATTTCTTTTGTTATTTCAACAAGAGAATACAATCCATCATTTAATAAAATTAATTCCATTTTTATACTTTTGGCATATTGGACGTTGATCGCCACTCATAATAATTATCTTTTGTATTTTTAATTACAGAGATTGATAAGTCATCAACTTTTGTAGGATATACATAACCATAAACATCTTTATCAATTTCTTCTAGTTTATATCCCGCACC